TTTAAAATGAGTTTTATTATAAAAATGAAGTGAGGTACGCTAATGAATGAAAAAGCTTTTAAAAAGGGTTTACCAGTAGGTTATACAGACGATGGAGATGTTGACCCTGAGGTTATAGTTGAAGGGTCTAAATCAGTACTTGGAAGATTTGGAATGAAGGGTGAAGGCCAAGGGACTTCTAACTTGGTTCAACCTAAATCTATGTCTGAGATTGAGAAGGCTTTGAAGTTGTCTTTGGATGAGAAGGGTTTAGACAGAGCGAATAAGGTTGTTGATGACAACTTGGAGTTTAAAGAGAAGAAGCCAGTGGGCAGACCAAAGAAGCAGAAGCGTAAACCTGCTTTAATTGATGGGAATAGATATCAAGCTGGAGCTGCATCAGAGATTATGAAGGAATTAGAGGGAAGTAGGGTTGTGCCTATGTATGACATGGACCCTCTAGCAGGAGGTATTACTTACTTGACACCTCTTGAACACAAGTTTGTTATGGCTTTTGTTCAGACAGGGAATGCTTCTAGGGCTGCTGAGATTGCTTCTTCAATGGATGTTGAAAAGAAGAGAAAGTCAACCAACTGGAACAGATTAGGTTACGAGCTATTTCGACGCAATCACGTGAGAGCAGCCATTGGGCTTATGCAAAAGAAAGTTTGTGTGGCAGCAGCTTTAGATGCCACTGAGATTATTTCTAACATTAGAGAGATTGCTGCTATAGCTATGGTTGGAGAGAAGTTTGATGTAGCACTTAAAGCTAACCTTATGCTTGGTGAATACCTAGGTATGTTTGGAAAGACTAAGGAAGAACGATTGAACAAGAAGGGTCACTCAGAGCTAGGCTTTGCTACTACAGATGTGTTTAAGAGTGGAGAAGACTTAACAGACAATAAAACTGATATTAATAAATTAAGTGCTAATCTTGGGGTAAACCTTGTCGATGTCACTCCGAGCAAACAAGAGAATAATAGTTAGAGGCATAGCCGATACACTTAGCAGTGTCGAGGCCCCTTACCTTGGATTATCCCTTGGCTTTATCCCTCGGAACATCCAAGGATTAGCTGCGCTAGCAGATAGGGATTAGACATGTAAGGATAGGTATAAAAAAAATGAAACTAAGGGGTATGTATAATATGGCCCGAAGTCTCGTGGCCTTATGATGACACATTTTTATGTACCCAAGCAACACACCCTAAAACACTACTTAACACATTAATAACATTAAATAAAATGGTAAAGAATCAAGAAAAGGGTAACCTTACGCCAACCTTACAAAATCAATTTCGATGCCACTTTTCGCTGAGAAATGTTTTAGAACCCATTGAAAATAATGATAAATCTCTGAGTGAAATTTTGACCCTATTTTGACCCAATCTTACAAGAAAACTGAAAATAAATTTTAACTATAAAGGAACAACATGGAACCGAACGCACAACATCTAGTACAAATTCTAGCTGCGATTAGACAAGGTACACTATCTGTAGAGGGTTTACCTGAGAACATTCGCCAGCAAGTTTTGAACCTACTCATCATTGAGAACGTAAGGAAAGCTCGTAACGACTTTCACACCTACGTAGCTCTCATGGCAGATGAATTGATTCCCACAGGGTTTGTTGATGGAGCACACATCAGACTTATCTCTAGTACACTCATGGATGTCGAAAGGTCTATTGTTAAAGGTGACAACTCAGCCAAGCGTAAGCAGTTCTTTCTCCCACCCGGTGCTATGAAATCCCTTCTCATTTCTGTGTTGTTCTCTACGTGGTTCCTAGGACGTAACCCTCAACTACGTGTCTTACAATTAGGTTTTACGACAGACTTTGCTATTGACAACTTTGGTCGTAAGGTAAAAGAGATTCTCCTGTCACCCAAGTTTCAAGCTATCTTTCCAGATTGTAAACTTAAACCAGACACAAGAAGTGCGCAACGCTTTGAATTAACTAAGGGTGGTGGTTACTACGCTGCTGGTGCTGGAGCTGGTATTGCTGGTCGTCGTGCTCACCTTCTTATTTGTGATGACGTGATTAGTGAACAAACAGCTTATTCAGATGTTGAAAGAACCAAGATTGTGCGTTGGTACATTCCCGGTGCTCGTTCTCGTCTTCTTCCTACTTCATCTGAGATTATCGTTAACACTCGTTGGCACGTAGATGACCTTTCAGCTTATCTCTTGAAGGTTGACAAGGATTCTAAATACCCTTGGCAGATTATCTCAATCCCTGCGCTTCTTAATGAAGATGCTTGTATTCTCCTTAGAAAGTCAATGAAAGACGTAGGTACTTCTTACTGGCCAGAGTATTACCCAACTGACTACTTCCACATGCAAAGGGATTCTTACCTTGCTGCTGGGGAAGCTGCTCGTTGGTCAGCTTTGTTTATGCAAAACCCTGTGCCTGAAGAGGGTAACTTGGTTAAGAAGGAGTATATTAAATATTGGGAAGCAGAAGATGCTCCTACGTGTGACCTAGTTGTAGCGTCTTGCGATACAGCTTACGAGACTGGGAAGAGGAGTGACTATACCGCTATAACCGTTTGGGGCGTCTTTAGAACACGTTTTAAGGGTCACAATGGGGTGACCATCGAAAGACCTAATATAATCCTTTTAAAAGCCGTTAGAGGGCGTTGGGAGTTACCTGAGCTGATTACCGAGCTTCACTCGATTAACGAAGAGTTTAAACCAGATTGGTTTGTGATTGAAAAGAAAGCGTCAGGTATCTCAGTAATTCAAGAACTTAGACGAATCCCTACGTTCCCTTTGTTTGAATACATGCCAGATAAAGATAAGACTTCACGTCTTCACTCAGCTTTACCTGTCATGAAGTCAGGGTGTGTTTGGTTTCCAAAGGATTACACCTTCACTGAAGATGTGGTAAATGAGTTACTTCAGTTCCCAGCAGGTAAACATGACGACTATGTTGACACAGTGTCAATGGTTATTAACTGGATGAGAACCAATTCAGTGTTACTCCAACCCGGAGAAAGAGGTTACGTAGATGAAGACGAGGATGACGACAAACCAGTAAACTCGAATGTTTCTTATTGGAGTCAGGTGTCACGCAGGTAGCTAAAATATTATTACTTCATCTATAATAAGCGTATCTAACTAATTTCATAAACATAAAGAGGAATTTAAATGGCTATTTCAAATAATGCAAATCCCTTGGGTCAAGGCCTTTCACCTGACGAACTTATTCAAATGGAGGGTGTTAATTCTGTATTCAGCGATGGTTCTGTTGAGGTGAGTCTTTCACCTGAAGATGATATGTTCTCTGAAGAGTCTATTCAAGACAGCATTGAAGATTTGGAAGAAGACTTTAGTGACAACCTTGTTTCAAAGCTTTCACTAGAGACTCAAACCAAGCTAGCTCAATTGGTTATCGAAGGGTTTGATTCAGACACTCAATCACGTGAAGAATGGGAGAAAACCTTGGAATCAGGGTTTGAAAACCTTGGTCTTAAACCAGAGTCTGTGAATAACCCATTTCCCGGTGCTTGTGGAGCTTTCCACCCACTTATCATTGAAAACGCTACCAAATTCCAATCTAAGGCTTCTAACGAGCTGTTACCAGCTAAAGGGCCTGTTAAATTCCAGATTCTAGGTAAAGCCACACCAGAAAAGATTGAACGTGCTACTCGTAAAGAAAAGCACATGAACTGGCAGACAACAACACAGATGACTGAATATTACACAGATAGTGAACGCTTGTTCCTTTATGTGGCTATTACAGGAAGTGGTTTCAAAAAGGCTTATTACTCAAGTGCTCTTCGTCGCAACGTAAGTGAGTTTGTGAGTGCTGACCAATTGGTTGTTCCTTACAATGCTCCTGACCTTGAGCGTGCTCCTCGATACACTCAGATTCTTTACAAATCCAAGGACGAATACAATCGTGATGTTGCTGAAGGTTTCTACGCAAGACAAGAACTAGGTGAACCCGGTCAAAAAGAATTGACTGTGCTTCGTGAGAAACAAGATGAAATCCTAGGGATTATGCCTTCGGTTAATGCATTTGACTATGCTTACACATTCCTTGAGCAACACGTTGATATGTATATCCCTGAACTTGACAAAGATAAGGGTAGAATTGCTAAACCTTACATTATCACTGTAGATAAAGGTTCGAATAAGGTTGTGGGGCTACGTCGTAACTGGCGTTATGGTGACACAACTTACCAAAAGAAACAATATTTTGTTCACTACCAATTCATTCCCGGATTTGGTTTCAATGGATTTGGTTTGATTCACCTTCTAGGTAATTATCAAATGACCCTTACGGCTGTGTTGCGTTCACTTGTTGACGCAGGACAACTGGCAAACATTAAAGGTGGTTTCAAAATTGGTTCAATTCGTAATGAAAAGAACAACTTAAACAAACCTTTGAGCATGGGTGAATGGCGTGACATTGAAACAGGTGGTTTAGCGCTTAAAGATGCTCTTTACCCACTTCAATATGGAGAGCCTTCAAGCGTTCTTATGTCAATGCTTGAGTATCTCGAGAACAGAGGTCAGAAATTTGCTGACTCAACTGAACAAGTTATTGCTGATTCAGCGAACTACGGACCAGTTGGTACAACTTTAGCTCTGCTTGATGCTTCAACTAAGTTCTTCTCAGCCCTACACAAGCGTCTACATGCTTCACAGAAAAAGGAATTGATGCTGCTGGCTGAACTTAACCGTGAATATCTTGATGAAATGGTTGAGTTTAACGTTCCGGGTAACACTTATCAGATTACCCGTGAAGACTATGAAGACTTAAACACTCAATGTATCCCCGTGTCTGACCCAAATATTCCAAGTAAGGCGTATTTGTTGTCTATTACTCAAAATAAGATTATGTTCCTTCAGCAAGTACCTCAACTTGCTAACGTAATTAACCTACGTGAGCTTGCCAGACGTGCTTTTGCTGCTATGGATGAGGAAAACATTGACGATTTGATTATTCCTGAAGACCAAGCCCAAGAATTAGACCCTGTGTCTGACCTTATCGCTGCTTCAAATGGTAAACCAATCAAAGCTTTCGAGGGCCAAGACCACGATGCTCACATTGCTGTTAAACAGGCTTGGCTTCAAGACCCTGTTAATGGTGCTTCACCAATGATGCAACCATTTGCTGCCGCAATTCAAGCAAACATTCGTGAACACATGCTCTTGAAGTATAAAACTCAAATGGCTGGATTCGCTCAACAAACTCAAGGTGTTCCTGTTGAACAAATTCAAGCTGAAGCAGCACAACAAATCATGATGGCTAACCAAAATGCTCAAACCCAAGGTTCACCTGAGATGATTCTAGCTCAATCAGAAATGATGCGTGCTCAAGTAGAAGCTCGTAAGCAACAACACGTAGAACAACGTGACGCTGCTAAACTTGCTCTTGAAGCTAACGCACAGCGCATTGACTTGATTAAAGAAGACAACAAGAACCAGCAAACAATTGATGATGGTCAACGTCAACTTGAAATCGAAAGTATGCGCCAAGGTACTAATATGATTAACAAATCTTTAGACCGAGTGACTAAAAATGCTGAAAATAAACAAAAACAAGACGTATCAGGTGCGAACAACAAGTAACATCTGATACACTTGTATTACACCTTAGCGGTGTAGCCGATACAACTGTGGAGGGTTGGTAATAGATGACTAGTATTTATGACGTCCGTCGTGCGTTTAAACGACTTACAGAAAATAGAGCGCAAGAATTGCAGGATGCTTTAGCAACTGGAAACGCGCCTTCTTTCGAAGCTTACAAATTTGAATGTGGAAGAATCTCAACCCTATTGGGTTCTTTGTCGTTGCTTGATGAAGCAATTCAAGAAGTTACAAATAAAGATATTGATGAAGATGAAATGGAGGAATAATGTTTCAAGGAGTAATTACAGGGCGTGTGAAGTTTAAAGCACACCAACCTATTTCTGAAGATGATTTAAATAACTTACCAAAACCAAATGGTGTTTGGATTCGTGTTTGGCCTCTTGAGGCACAAGATACGACAAAAGGTGGTTTGCTTATGGATAGCCAATCACGTGAAGATGAAGAACGTGGTGTAACCATTGGCTACGTAGATGAAGTGGGAACACTTGCCTACGACCACGAAAAATACAATGGTATTAAATATTGTAAGCCCGGAGACTATGTGATGTTTGCTCGTCACCAAGGGCTTGATTTTGAAATTAATGGAAGACACTTTAAGCTGCTTCAAGATGACCGTCCTTTGATGACCTTTAGTCTTGAACAATTGAAGGGCCTAGGAATTGTGGAATAAAGACATGAGTAAAGAAATTGAAAGATTACAAGAGATTGCTTATGAAGTTGAACAAATTTTGGCTAACAATCGTCACCCTCAAAATGCTGTGGAGACTTTGGAAGCGTATAAGAAAATGAAGGAGATGTGTTTTTGGATGCACCAAGCACTAACGATTCGTCCTCCTGTCAAGTTTGACCAATCAGCAAAGAAATCAAAAGTTGCACAAAAAGAAACTACTGATTTAAAATAAACCTAACTTCGTAGAGATACTTCCAAGTAGTTGCTACGTTAAATAAAAACTAAAACATTGGAGAATATAATATGCCAAAAGAAAAGAATAGTTTGTCGTTTGAACTCGACGTTGACAGTGATGTAGATTTGCGTGACCAAGTTGAAGACCAACTTAAAGACAATGGTTACTCAGAGGATGAAATCAATGATGAAGAGTTTCAAAAAGGTCTAGATGACATCTACGGTGAAGACGAAGATGAAGATGACCAAGCTGACGATGAACAAGATGAAGACGATGTAGATGAAGATAATCAGGATTCGTCAACTGATGAAGACTCGAACAAAGACGTAAAAGATGAGAACCAATCTACAGAGGAACAAGAACAAGAAGAAGAACGTAAAGGTCGTGCCAATAAACGCATTCGTGAACTAAACGAACAAAAGAATAAGGCATGGCAAGAAGCTGAACAAGCACGTAAAGAACGTTTTGAGGCTGAAAAAACAGCTCTTGAAACAAAAGAAGAGCTTCTGGTACTCAAAAGAGACTCTTTAAAACGTGATTATGAAGCTGCTATTAATGACGGTGATGCTTCTAAACAGGTTGAAATCACAGCTAAACTTGCTGAAATTGGTATGGAAATCAGTAACGTTTCCGCCAAAAAAGAGCAATTCAAAGAATATAAGCCATCTGTAAAAACACAAAAAGAACAAGATGTTGCAGAGACCGATGTCTTTGGTTTAGAATATAATCAAGAGCAGGCTTTAAAGCTAGCAAGTGACTGGGAGTTTGAAAACCCTCGTGTGCTTACTGATAAAGCTTTCCACGACACATCTGTTCGTATTGGCCGTATGCTAATTGACCGTGGTATGAAACCTGATACTCAAAAATTTTACGATGAGTTGAGCCATCGTATGTCTCTAGCTTTTGGTTTGCCAACCAAGCAAAAAGACGAAACTCAACAAAACAAAGCAGAAAGTGCTAAAAAAGAAGTGGTGGTAGCTAAAAAGACTCCCCCTGTTAAGAAAGTGCAAACTGTTGCTGGAGCATCGCGTACTTCAGCCCCTTCGTCAAATCCTTCCAATAAAAATGTAGTTCGTCTTTCCCGTGAAGATGTCGAGGTTGCTCGTCGTCTGGGACAAGACCTTCAAACATTCGCTCGTAACAAAGCACGAGTAGAAAAGAACATGAAGGAAGACGGTTCATTTAGTGGTGAACTGTTCCCTGACGACATCTATTAATTAACGCGTTACAAATAATTAAACAGTGGAGAAACAAAATATGAATACAAAATACTTCATCAATTAAACATTTTTATTTTCTTAAACCACTCGTATTTTCTCAACCAAATCTTAGTCAAAAAAAACAGAAAAGCAATTCCCGCAGTTATAACCATGTTGGCATGATAGATAAATGGATTAAAGAAAAGCACGTAAAACAATTCTATTACTTTGAAGTCAAAATAAAGAGATATTAAATGTGTTCCATAGGGAACTTTTGATGTAGCTTTTTTGACACACCAAATAGCGATTAGCCATGCCGTTAGTTCACCTACGGAATCCATCATTTCCCCGACTACATAAAAATCATCCTTCGTTCTTATGTACACAATGTCATTTACCCCTAACCAATTAAAGGCATAAAATAAGTTAAGTATTCCCGATAAGAGAATACCTATACCAAACATAATTAAGATACGCTTTTGACGGGGAAGCGATAGTTGCATATATTACGATTTTATTTAATTCAATGAGGGCGTGGCTTTTTAGAAAAGCGTCCTGCATCTATGGCGTTCAATGCTGCTATAATGGTATCACACTCTGCTTCTGTTCTGATGGGAACAAGACCTATATGCTTTAAATCAACTACTGCATAGTTTGTCGGGGAAGTGTAGGTGGACACGTACTTGGTATTCCATGTGTCCTCTACTACGTATGAATCTGTAGGCATGATGTTATGATTTTAGATTTCGATTGAAAATTCATTGTTTGAAAGAATATTATCGGATTCGGTGCCGCTACTATTGTAACATTGGATTGATAATTCTGTCGCATTTACTTGCGAGATTGCGTACACGCATAATTGCGAATTAGCAATAGACCACCTTACAGGCATATCATTATTAAAAATTGGCAAATCGCTTGTAGCCGTATAATTACCAAGTCCGTTATACGATGTTGTAATTACCGCCCCAAGTGGGTTCTCTAATAATGTAATTGTTGGAACTGAATCGCTTTCCTGTGAAATTCTGCCTTTTAAAACTTGCATAATTTATTTTTAAATTGTTAATAATAAACACGTACTTCTATAGTATATCCTGTAATTACACCGTCTGCGCTTGAAGCCCCGTCCCCCGTTAGTAGTTCATAGGTATTGTCATCAATACCCCTTAATCCTTTTATATAATAAGGGGCACTTCTTGTATCAACGGGAATTAATGTGCCTTGTATCGTAGTTGTTT